GGACCCTGTCGACCTTGAAGTTGTTGCAGAACGCCAAGCAAGGCCAACTCAACGTTATTTGCGTGAAGCTGTTGGCCCTGTTTTAGGCGATGCACCTTTCAAGATCAAGTCCTTTCAGAAAAATGAGTCGTATCCGAAGGCTAAAGCCCCTAGGAATATCACAACCGTTGACGCCGGTTTTAAGACACGTTATAGTGCGTATACATATGCTCTTGCTGAATATTGTGAGCGCTTCGATTGGTATGGTTCGGGTAAAACCCCGCCTCAAATCGCCGCGCGTATACAGGCATTGTCGTATGTGTGTGAGCTTAGTGAAGCAGATTATGCCAAATTTGATGGGACTAAGAGTCCTGCTGCCGTTCTTTTGGAACGTGCTGTTTTGGCCAAATGCTTCCCTGGTACGGATTGTCTTGACCTTTACAACCAACAAATCAATGCTGTGGGTGTTACTTCCCACGGCATTAGATATGATGTTGGTACATCGCGTTTGAGTGGCAGTCCAGAGACAACTGTTCTCAACTCTATTATCAATGCCTTTATAGCTTATTGTGCATTGAAATGTTTTGACTTTATTGTTGCTGGCGACGATTTGATTGCGACAAGCCTTGGTCCTATTAAGGCCATTGCTGCGTCAATGGGTTATGTTCTAGAGACGGTGGACCGACCTCGGTATCCAACGTTTTTAGGTAGGGTTTACCATTCATTGCCTGAATCAAGTAATTCAATTTACGATGTCAGGCGTTTTGTACCAAAGATGCACGTTATAGTTGCGTCTCGTAGCGTTCCTCTTCATATCGCTATTTCACGGCGCGCACAAGGTTATTTGAAAACTGACCCTAACACGCCCATTGTTAGCGATTGGTGTCGAGCTATGCTTAAGCGGTATGGGACACATAAGACTTGTAAACATGATCGCGACATTGAGTTGCCGTACGACCATGGTTTAGGGTCTTATCCCGTTGATGAGTCTGAGGACCTTACACATGTTGTTTGTGGGTTGCTTAATAAATCCTTTGAATATGTGCAAGATCTTATCGGTAACTTTGCAATGGCCGACCTTAAACGTTACTACTCTATGGAGGAATTGATCATACCTCCTGGGGTTTGTGTTAACGGAGTTAACGGCCCACCTGTAATTTTATCTAATAGTAATACTCGCCAGCGTCGTCCCCGTAATGGTAAAACTGGAATTGATCGAAGCGCCGCGCAGGCAGCGCAAAGCTCGGTCACAGAGTAAGGCTGTTGCTAAGCAACAGCAGTCAGGTGTAAGAGGCAGGTCTAACAATATTGTTATTCCTGTTCCTAACACCTCTATGCGTGGCAACCCTGATGTGCGTCTTACCCAAATTCGCGCATCCAAGGTGCCACGTGCAAAACCCCAACTTTCCCAATGCGGATTGGATTTCTTAAAATGCGCTTTCGCTTCACCTGATTTTGACGTTACTGGTGCACAGGGTATACCCGACAATTATGCCGGTCGTACGCTCATGTCACAACAGACTTTGGTTAGGCCATCCGTAGCTCCGCCTGGTCAAGACACTTTTGTCCTTGTCAGCCCGATGTTTGGATCTGCTTTCCTTAGCCAGTCCGTCGCTACAGGCGCGAATGCCACCAATTTGACTTCTACTAATTGGCCCGGCTTCTCAAATCTTGGTTTGGGTGCCCAACCTGCCACTGGCACTGTTTCCAAGTTTCGTTATGCCTCTTTGGCTGCCGAGATACAGTGTACTATGAATGAAATGACGTGGGCTGGTAATATCAGCGTTTTTAAGATTCCCTTTACTATGGATGTTCAAGATTTTTCTAATGTCATTTTGGTTCCACCTGCGATTCAGAATAATTACATACCTGGTGGTATTGGTGATTTGTCTATGATACCTTTTAATAACATTTACACTTCGCCATTCAACCTTGGTTGTTATTCTACTTCATTTAACCGCACTGGTTCCTTTGACTTTAAGGATGTCATCTCAGATTTGAGTTCAGGTGTTATACCCCAGTTCTCTAATGGTCAGACGACTATTACAGCACCTTATCGCGGTATGGATGATATGGATACCATTGTGTTCAAAATATCTGTGCCCAGCGGTGCTGGCGGTCAATCTTATATCCTTCGTACTTGGGCTTGTGTTGAGCTCCAAGTTGTTCCTCAATCGTTCATTTATGAGTTCACTACTTTGTCCTGTCCGCACGACGCCCTTGCCTTAGACTTATATAAATATGTCGCCGAACGTCTCCCTGTTGCTGTACCTTATCGTGACAATGCTGATTTTTGGAAACGTGTTTATAATTTCATTCGGTCAGCTACTGCTGCCTTGTCTAAGTTGCCTGGGCCAGTCGGTGATATCGCCACCGGCATTAATTTGCTGTCGGGTGGTATTGCCTCTTTGGTTTTGTGAGTTGTCAGAACTCCTGACTGCTGTTGCTTAGGAGGGTCAGGTTGCACGGCCCTCACAAATGACGTGCTT